AAAACATTTGACGTCACTGGCCCCCCAGGCATGACTCGAGAGCAAGCATTTGAAATTTTTAAAAAACAAGCAGACACTGGCGGATTAACTGGATTCTCACCAGGAGACACACTCAGCGCACAGACACAAGCTGCTGACGGACTGGCCTCGGCCAAGTCTCAATTAACACAAGGGGCTGAAGGATTTCCTGGCACTGATGCTGGCACACTAAATTCTTTTAAAAACGTTGCAGAGACAGCCAAGCAGTCATTGGCCGCGGGCACCACTGGCAATTTACAATCTAAAATAGGCAGTGCTGGGTCAATACTGCAACAAACCACTGGCAAAATTGGCAGTTTGTTCAGCGCACCAGTCACCAATGGCATTGACACCGCTGACTTTGCTAAAACAGCCACAGCACTGGTTCCCATGTCTGGACTCAGTACCACTGACGTTCGTGCCACCATGGCATCTGTGGGCGCCACAACTGGACAAAATTTCAGTCAAGTCACTAACTCTGTGGGAGCAGGTAAATTTGGATTTGATGCCACACAGCTGGAATCAGCAGGACTGCTCAAACCTGGCACTGCCAGCACATATCTCAATCAAGGATCAAATGATCTTACTTCTGTGTTGAAAAGTCCTGCGGTATGGACTGGCAAAGGCGGTATCAACAATCTTGATAGTTTGTTGAGTAACCCAGCGGCACAAAATTTAACACAGCAAAACTTAATGAGTTCGGGACTGGCCAGTGCCAGTGCATTGGGAGTACCCACTGCTGGTCTCAATCCCAAGCAACTAGGCGGTGTAGCATCAGTATTCAGCAAAAGTCCAGCAGGCGGCACCGACTGGATCAAAGGTCAATTGCCTGCTGACAAACAAGCAGACTTTGATGCTAAATTCAAAGATGCACAATTTGCCATTGGATCTGCTGATGAAAAATTCAATGACGCTATGTTGCAACAAGCGCCTCCAGGTGAAGCCACAGACACAGTTAACAGAGCAACACTGACTGCTGCCTTGGGACGAGTGTTTGGCAATGACAAAATACCCCCAATAGATTACAATGATACCACACCAAGATTGCCCAGCCCATTGTTTGCAGAGCAACGAGTAGTAACAACTCTTTTCAAAGAGTACCAAACCAAATTCAATGAAATCAACGCAACAGAAGCCACTGCCAGCAACGCAGATGCCAAAATTGGACAACTGTCAGATATCATTAAAAAATTAAATGAACTAGCCAAACGCACAGAATCGTTGAAAACTGACATTCAAAAATTGGCAAATCCTGTACCAACTGCACTGAGAGAAGTTGAAGAACTGTTGGCTTCTATTCTGGCATTCATTGATGACATACGCACACTGTATCTGCCCAACCTACGCAGAGTCAAGTCTGGCTAATCCATAAATATCAACATGACCACATACATCGGTTTCAACACAATTGATCAAAACAAAAAGTTTACTCTCACAGATTTTGATTTGATTCAGCGTGACTTGTTGAACGCTTTTAACATTCGCCAGGGCGAGTTGCCTGGCCGTCCTGCATACGGGTCTACCATTTGGAACTATCTTTTTGAAAATCAAGTTGAACAGCTACAACAACAAATTCGAGACGAAGTTCAACGAGTGGTTGGCGGAGATCCAAGATTGTTTTTGAACGATGTTCAGGTGTTTCCGCAAGTCAATGGCATTCTGATACAGCTACAGGTCACAGCGGTCAACACCACCAATGCGCAGATTTTAAGTGTATTTTTTAACGAACAACAACGCAGTGCCAGTTATGTAACATAAACTACCCAGTTTTTGCACATAATAAATAACAAAAGAGGCACAGACTAATGGCAACAACCACAAGACAAACAGCAATATTTGGTGTAGAAGACTGGAAACAGATCTATCAAACTTACCGCGAAGCTGATTTTCAAAGTTATGATTTTGAAACACTACGCAAAAGTTTCATCGATTACTTGCGTTTGTACTACCCAGAAACATTCAATGACTATATCGAATCCAGCGAATTTATTGCCTTGTTGGATGTCATGGCTTTCATGGGGCAAGCCCTGGCGTTTCGCACAGATTTAAACACACGTGAAAACTACATTGACACTGCTGAACGTAGAGATTCAGTGGTGCGTCTTGCCAACCTTGTGAGTTATTCAGCCAAGCGCAACACAGCCGCAGAGGGCTACCTCAAAGTATTCAATGTCACCACAACTGAAAATGTTGTGGATTACAATGGAGTGAATCTCAGCAATGTCACAGTCGACTGGGCTGACCCCACAAACCCAGACTGGCAAGAACAGTTCACAGCCATTATCAATGCCAGTTTAGTAGACAGTCAAAAAGTTGGCCGCCCCGGCAACCGTCAAGCCATACTGGGTGTCACAACCGATGAATACGCAATTAACTTAGTGCCAGGATTTTTACCTGTGATTCCTTACACAGCCACAGTGGATGGAGTCAACATGCAATTTGAAGCAGTGACATCAACATCTGCTGGACGGGATTATGTGTACGAGCCCAGTCCAGTTCCCAACACTTCATTCAACGTGTTGTATCGCAATGATCAACTGGGGTTTCAAAGTGCCAACAATGGTTATTTCTTTTTGTTCAAACAGGGCATCTTGCAAAATCAAGACTTTAACTTGAGTGAACGCATTGCCAATCGCACTGTGGACATCAACATTCAAGGCATCAACAATGAAGATCGTTGGTTGTTTCAACTAGACAATCTTGGCAATATAAATCAAGAGTGGAAATTTGTTGAAAACATTTATCAAGCGGCTGCTGAACGATCAACCACATTGTTGCCAATCTACAGTGTGACCAGCAGAGCAAATGATCAGATCACCATGATCTTTGGCGACGGCGTGTTCTCACAGATTCCTGTGGGTATTTTCCGTGCTTATGTTCGTGCCAGTAATGGACTGCAATATATCATCAATCCAGAAGAAATGCAAAATGTTGTGTTGCCCATCAGTTACACTGATCGCAATGGCAACCTGCAAACCATTACATTTACCTGTGGGATCACACGTCCTGTGAGCAACAGTCAGTCGCGTGAACCCATTGCAGCCATCAAACAACGTGCCCCTGCACGGTACTACACACAGAACCGCATGGTCAATGGTGAAGACTACAACTTGTTTCCTTACACTGCTTATAACTCAATTATCAAAAGCAAAGCCCTGAACCGTGCCAGCATTGGTACCAGCCGCTATCTTGATTTGATTGACAACACTGGCAAGTATTCAAGCACCAACACATTCAGCAGTGATGGCGCATTATGGCGCAATTTAATTCTGCCCACCATATTGTTTAACTTTAACAATCGCAATGATGTAGCTGATTTGATTACAAATCAAGTACAACCCGATGTTGGTGCTGCCACCATGCGACAGTTTTACTATGATTATTTTCCCAGAGAAACCGTCAACACCGGCAGCACTGCTGGTACAACCTGGCACCAAAGTACAACTTTGGCCAACGAAACCACTGGATATTTTGTCAATGCTGCTGGGACACCTATTCCTATTGGCAGCACAGTGACCACACTGTTCAAGTATGCTGTTGTGGGCAGTTTGATAAAATTTGTAGCCCCTACTGGCTATTACTTTGATCGCAACAACCGACTGGTTCAAGGAACTGCTACTCGTGCAGATGAGACCACAGTGATTTGGGCAGCACCTCAATTGATCGTAGGTGACGGTTACAACAACGGTGTTGGAAATTTAAGTTCAGGTTCTGGACCAGTTACCATCAACAACTTTGTTCCAACTGGTGCCATTGTTGACAGCATTATTCCTGCATTTGTAACTGACTTGTCCACAACACTGCAACAACAAATGGCCGAACAAATTTTGTTGTTTCGTAATTTTGGCATTGGATACGACAGCGAAGGCACCTTGGCCATCACCAATTACACCCCAGGCACTTGGTATTTGATCACCAGCACCAACTTAGACTTTGGCACACAAGAAAATGTTGCATCTTGGAGCCAACAATACGCTGGAAATCAGACAGGAGCCAACTTGGATGCGTCATGGCTGGTAGCATTTGATGTGCAAAATCAAAATTACACCATCACATTCCGTGGACTGAGTTATAATTTTGGTTCAGTATTACAGACAAGATTTTTCTTCTATGGTAACCAGCTGGTATATGATAGCCGCACAGGCACCATCATCAAAGACTTTGTCAATGTGTTGGCAGTAAACACCAAGCCTGATTCAACTGAACCGCTACCTGGTGATGTGTACACAACAATCATTGGTCAGCCAGTGGAAAGCGACGGCTATGTTGACGACTTCCAAGTGCTGGTGAGTTATCGTGACAGTGACAATGATGGTGTGCCAGACAATCCTGACTTCTTTGAAGAAATTGTGGGCACTGCTACAAATCCCGGAAGTCTTGTGTTTTTGCAACGCACTGTGGACTTTGACAATTTGCAAAGATATTTGCTGGCAGAACCAGATGTGGTCAATTATGATTATGCCACTATTGATGATATTGAACTAGTTAAAACTGCCTGGAGCCCAGGACAAATATTCTATGCTTACAGTCAAGATGCATTTTATTTGTTGAGCATCAATACCAATGGTGTTAGAACCTTGGTAGAATACACTGCTGGCGAATGGATAGCCAGAACTGGACGTCAAAGTTTGTACTTCCAATATCGTCACAACAGCCCACTCACCAATAGAATTGACCCAGGATCCACAAACATCATTGATCTTTATGTGGTGACATTGGGCTATTACACTGCGTATCAAAATTGGTTGCGTGATACAACTGGTACAGTGACTGAACCAGAAATGCCCACGATTGATGAATTAACAACTGAATACCAAAATTTACAAGACTACAAAATGATTTCAGACAACATGGTGATTAATTCGGTTACTTTTAAACCATTGTTTGGTGCCAAAGCAGCGCAACAATTAAAAGCCACGATCAAAGTAATTCGTGCGCAAAATAGCACAGCCAGCACAAGTGAAATTAAAAGTTCAGTGTTGGCAGAAATGAACAATTACTTCAGCATTGACAAATGGAACTTTGGCGACACATTCTATTTTTCAGAATTAGCTGCTTATTTGCACCGACAACTAGGCACTATCATTAGTTCAGTTGTGTTGGTACCTCTGGACCAACAAAAGAGTTTTGGTGATTTGTATGAAATCCGCAGCCAGCCCAATGAAATTTTTGCCAACGCTGCCACAATTGCCAATATTGATGTAATTGAAGCATTAACCAGTACTAATCTACGCACTGCACCGGGCAGCGGGGTAATCTAATGGCACGCACACGATCAGTTGACTTTCTCCCACAAATTTTTCAAACCCCTGTAAACAAACAGTTTCTTGGTGCCACACTGGACACCTTGGTCCAAGAACCCAAGTTTAAAAAGACTCAAGGGTTTATTGGCCGTACAGTGGGCCCAGGTGTAAACCCCAACGATAGCTATGTAGTTGAGCCAAGTGTGAGTCGCCAAGAATATCAACTTGAGCCTGGGGTGATAATTCTTGAACCTGACACAAACAAAATCAAAGATGCTATCACATATCCTGGCATAAATGATGCCATTGGATTCCAGGGAGGAGATCAAACTCGTCCTGACTTGCTGTACAGAAATGAATATTATACTTGGGATCCGTTCATCAACTATGATGCATTCATCAACTTCAGTCAGTATTTTTGGTTGCCCAACGGGCCTGATGTGGTCAACGTGGCTGCCACAGGGGTGCCTACATCATACAACTTTGTGGTCACTCGTGAAAATGGCGTGTACACATTCAGTGGTCAAACTGGTAACAATCCCACCATTGATCTTGTGCGTGGTGGTAGCTACACTTTTCAAGTGGCACAAAACCAAAAAGAAACACAAAATTTTCGTGTAACAAATCAAGCAACCACTAGTTATCAAATTGACTTTCAAGCCAATCCCACATTGACACTGACACGTGGCAACACTTATGTGTTCAATTTGAACTTGACTGGTGTTTATCCTTTCTGGATCAAAACACAGCCGGTGTTGGGCACACAAGATTCCTACGACTCGGGCGTGAGTCGAAATGGCAGCACATTTGGTCTTGTGACATTCACAGTGCCACAAGATGCTCCTGACACATTGTATTACGCCAGCGAGAATCAAACAAATCTGCGTGGCACCATCAACATTGTTGACGGTACACCCGGTACCGGCCCTGGATTCTGGATTCAAACCAATCCAGGAGTCAGTGGTAAAAACCCCACCTCGCCCAACATTGGCACCAGAGCAGTGTATGGTGTTAGCAACAACGGTGAAGACCTAGGCACAGTCACTTTTGAAGTGCCGTCAAAAACTGCACAAGAATTTTATTATAATCTCACAGATGTGGGACCAATTGATTTGTTAACTGATTTGCAATTCAATCAAATCAATAACCAACCGTTGAATCAATTCATTATCGAATATGGCGGCATTGATGGCATCACGTATCTTAACAATCGTACATTGGTGTTTACCAATCCAGTTACTGATGCTGAAGGTGGCGGCTGGCTAGAAACAACTTTGTTTGACCCGCTGACTCGACTTGATTCTAACAATAACTTGCCGGGCAGTTTTGACACTGTGACTTTTGATCAAGACACTGTGGTGCCAGTTAGTGACCGATATCAGGTATGGCAAATCACCATTGTAAATCGCCAAGGTGTGGACTATATCAGTTTGGCCAAAATTTCCAATGTCAATGTCAATGAAAAATTCACAGTGTCATATGGCAATGTTTACAGCAACACATCGTGGTACAAAGCAGGATCAGGTTACTTTTCACAGATTCCGTTGCTGACTGCAACTTTAGATACCTTGTACTACCAGGATGGCACTGACCCAGAAATATTTGGCCGTATTCGACT